TAATGCAACTGTTAACAAGTTTGCTGGACTACAACGCTACAGCGTGGAGCTATTGGAAAGATCTAGCGATAATCCTGCATTTTTTACTGCGATGCTTGACAATATGACACGTGCCTATAACAAGGCGACAGATGCAGCGGTAATTGCTGAAATTGTATCTGGTGGAACACTTGCAACATCACAAGCTACTACCTATTTAGGTATTCAAGCGTATATTGCACAAGCTGGACCAGCTGCTTACGCTGCAACAGGTGAACTAGCAACTGGATATATTGCAGGTACAAGCCAGTGGAGTTTATTGATCGCAGCTAAAGATACTGCAGATCGTCCAATATTTACAGCACAAAATCCTATGAACGCTGGTGGTACATCATCTCCAACGTCAATACGTGGATCGCTGTTTGGTTTGGATCTTTATATAGATGCCAACATGGTATCTACAACTATTGATGATTCAGCATTTATTATTGTGCCATCAGCAATAGCAATTTATGAAAGCCCCGTTCTAAGACTTTCCACAAATATCCCAACATCGGGAGAAATTGAGCTAATGATTTATGGATATTTGGCCGTAAAAACTTTAGTAAGTGGTGGTTTACAACGCTATAACATGACAGCGTAATACAGAAACACTTCAATAATCTCTAGGGCTTAGTAGCCCTTAGCCCTAGAGAGCTTTTAGAAAGGAGTAGCCAATGGCGAGTACCTATACGACCATGCAGGAATTAAGGGATAATTTGGGAATTGGCACCCTGTATCTAGATGCAACAGTAGAAGAATGTACACAGGCTGCTCAGGATTTATTAAACCAATATCTGTGGTTTGATAGTGCCGCAGTTATTGGCGCATCACTTAGCAATAACACCGCCTCTGTAGTGTTAGCTAATCCCGGAATATTTGTAATTGGTCAGAGCGTAACTATCGCTGCTGCAGGCTCAACCTACAATGGCACTTATACTTTAACTGGCGCATTTCCCGGATCAACCGTACCAGTTTCAATAGGCACAGCATTATTTACACAATTACAATTTAACAATTTTCCTACAGGTTATTCAGTTATCCAATATGCAAAGACAGCTAGCGATGACCCTTTCCATCGTGTGCTGCCCTACGGTACGGCGACCGGGCCAGATACTAAAACAGCCAGCTATGCGACTACTGCTGCTATCCGTCAAGCCAGTATGATTCTAAGCGTAGATATCTGGCAGGCCCGGCAGACTTCAATGGCTAGTAATGGTATGGACGGTGTATCTGCATCACCTTACCGACTTGGTTACCAGATGATAAATCGGATTAGAGGTCTGATACAACCTTACGCTAATCCTTCTTCGTTAGTCGGATAATGCCAGCCGCAATAACTACCCTTAGAACTACTCTAGCTACTACCTTAACTAACGCCGGAGTATGGAGCACCTTTGCTTACCCGGCGCCACAATTACTAGCTAATTCAGTAACGGTAACGCCTAGCGATCCTTACATTACACCTAGTAATAATTCGCAGATAAATATCTCACCTATGGCTAATTTTGATATTTTAATAGCTGTACCGGCCTTTGATAATAAAGGTAACTTAGCCGGCATGGAAACTTTTATAGTAGCAGTATTTACCAAACTAAATGCAGGAAGTTTAGTCTATAACGTTAGCAGTATCTCGGCTCCGTCAATTACTACGGCGGCTAGTGGAGATCTTTTAATATGTAAATTAACGGTTAATATCCTAACGAGTTGGAGTTAAAATGGCATACAAAGGTTTAACAGAAGAAGAGCATAAGTTTCTGGTCAAAATAGGCCAGATTACCGACCAACCAGCAGCAGTTAAAAAAACGGCGGCTAAGAAAGAAGAGGAGAAAGATGGCAATTTATCTATCTAATGGTGTGGTAGTTACGTTAAACAGTGTCGCCCTAAGCGATCACGTAACAGCCGTAACAATAAATAGATCATTTGATGAACTCGAAGTAACAGCTATGGGTAGCCATAAATATTGCCCAGTTGCTGCGTAAGCAGACAACAAGTACTGCACTATATCGGTGAAGGCCTCCAAAAAAAGGCTAATACCGAGGCAACCTGCGAAAGCAGAGAGTCCGTAACGACTACACGTGCAGCCCCTAGAAATAGGGTGAAGATATAGTCTGAACTGCATCAATGGTAAAGATGCAGAGATAAGCAGAAATGTCTTATCCGCCGAAAGGTAGTAACAAAATGGATAACGCTCACAAGTTCGCAAAAGGTCTAGAAGCCAGCACTATTACTATTGATTTCTTAAACGATACAGCTGCAAGCAACGTTAATGCAACGCTTCAAGCAGCATGGGGTACAACAGTGCCACTAACAATTAAGCAGACTTCTGCAGTAATTAGTGCTACTAACCCAGAGTATCAAACCACAGTATTGGTAAACAATACTCAAGATGTAAATGGTGCAGTAGGCGATATATCAAGTCAAAGCATTACATTTACTTGCCAAAGTGTTATTGTAGTAGATACAACACCTTAAGGAGAATTATGGCAAAGCTAAAGATTACAAGGGCTAACGGTGAAATTTCAGAACATAAAATTACACCGGGAGTTGAGTACGCATTTGAGTTGAAATTTTTATCAGGCATAAGCAAAGTTTTACGAGATACAGAACAGCAGACAACGATCTATTGGCTTGCTTGGGAGTGTTTGCGTAGGGCTAATGTCGTAGTACCTTTATTTGGTCCAGAGTTTATAGACACTTTAGATACAGTAGAGGTACTTGACGAAGAAAAAAAATAGTTGGGCGAGATTCTATTTTCTATAGTATTGCTCAGTTGAGCGTAGAAACTGGAATACCGCCTAGTGAATTTATTGAGATGGATAGTCAGATGTACCGGGCTATTATCCAAGTATTAACAGATAGAGCTAAGGAGATCAGAAATGCCAGTAAACGTAAGCGGCATTAAAGAGATGAAAAAGGCTCTAGCTCTAGTTGATAAGGATTTATTAAAAGAAGTACAAGGCGAGATTCGGGCAGCTATGATCCCAATTCGGGATAAAGCTAGAAGCTACGCACCTGTTGATAGTGGAGTGTTATCAGGCTGGGCAAAAACGGCTGGAATTATTGGCCCTATGAAGTACCGCACCTTTCCTAAATATAATCAGCAGCAGGTAGTAGAAGGTATTAAATACAGCGCAGGCAAGAATAAACGTAATAATAAAGGCTGGTCTGCTAATAACTATGTATCTAATACCAGTGCTCCCGGTGCTATCTTTGAAACTGCAGGGCGTAAATCAGGGCCAAATGGCGCACAATGGATAGGCCTACAAGCAGACGTAAACAATAAAGAAATTTCTCACTCACTCAATCCAAAGGCAGGCGCACAATTTATAGCTGCTATGCCGCCTCTCGTAAATGCTAGGCCGCAGGGTATGTCTGGTAATAACAGAGGATATAAACAAAAGGGCCGCTTAATCTTTAGAGCTGCAGCAGAAGAACAGGGTAAGGCTATGGGGCATATATTAAAAGCCTTAGAAAAAACTGCTATTACTTTTAAAAAACGTACCGATATAAGGCAGGCCCTAAATGGCTAATATTCTATTTTCGATTCTATCTACCTTTGACGACAAAGGATTAAAAAAAGGTAAAAAAGAAATATCTACCTTTGACAAACAAATAAAAAAGTTTGGTAAAACCTTTGCAGCAGTGTTTGGCGCACGTGCTTTATTTAACTTTAGTAAAAATGCGGTCAATGCCTTTGCAGCTGATGAGAAGGCGGCCAAGTCATTAGAGATACAATTAAAAAATACAGGCTTTGCATTTAGCGCACCATCTGTAGAATACTTTATAGCCAATCTACAAAAAACTACAGGCGTGTTAGACGATCAATTACGCCCGGCATTTCAGCAATTACTTACTGTTACCGGATCAATTACTAAAAGCCAAGAAGCGTTAGGCGTAGCATTAAATGTAAGTGCCGCTACAGGTAAATCACTTACCGAAGTTAGCTCAGCTTTAACACGTGGATTTTCAGGCAACACTGCAGGGCTTAGCAGACTAGGCTTAGGCATAAGTAAGACCACGCTCAAAGCCGGCGATATGGATAAAATATTAGCTGAATTAAATGCCAAATTTACAGGCCAGTCAGCAGCTAGATTAACTACCTACGCAGGCAAAATAGATTTAATAAAAGTAGCATCTGCCGATGCAAGTGAGATTATAGGTAAAAGTTTAGTAGATGCCCTTGCATCTTTAGGCGATGATAACAGCATAGAAGAATTAACTAAATCTATGGAAAACTTCGCCACTAGTATTGCTACTGTAATTAGAGGTTTAGGTCAAGTAGCTGGTGCATTAAAAACAGTAGCCAACACTCCTGGCATAAGTCAGGTATTAGATGTTATAAAGTTTACTAGCGTATTCGGCGCATTAAGCCGAGCAGCAGGGCCAGCACCAGCACAAGGATTACCTGCTAATCAACAGCGCAGCGCAAGTCGTATATCTACGCAGCAAAGTAAATTAGAAACTATTGCTATAAAAAATGCTATCAATTTACGCAAGGCAGAAAACGATCAATTAAAGAAAAAGACCGAAGTAGATAAACTTAAAGATAAGTTTGATATTGAGCGCATAGGTTTAACCGCAGCCCTTAACGCTGCAACCGATGAGGAAACCAAATTACGTCTTAGGGCGCAGTTAGCAATACTAGACAATAACGAGGCACTGGCTAAAAAGTACAACGCAGAGTTAGACGGTGCTAGAGCTATAAATACGCTTACGACTTCTGCACAATTATTGACTCTAGCTTCTGCTTCTGCTTCTACAGCATTATCAAACATATCATCTTCAGGCGTAAATGTTGCAGGTAAAATGGCTACGATACCTAGTAAGTATCTTGAAGATTTTACCCCATACGCACCTAGTAATGTTGCTTCAATGCCATCTACAAGTGGTACAACTTTTATTGATAACTCAACAGTTAATGTCAATAATGCAGGATCAGTATTGGCACAACAAGATTTAGTATTAACAATTCAAGAAGTAGTCTTAGCCATCAAACGGCAAGGGCGAGGATTAAATCCAGCTGGTTTAATAGATGTAGGTTTCTAATGCCAGTACCTACAGTTAATGTAATTTTAAACCTAAGCACTGGCCCATCAACGGCTCAGGCTATGCAGATTGATATAGGCAAAATCGGTGTAAACGTGTTTGCCGATGCTGTAGCTGTAATTGTTGATGTATCGGATCAAGTAAATTACATACTAACGCAGTCAGGTCGTAATGCTATTGCAGATCAATTTCAGACAGGCGCACTTACATTACGTATAGTAGATCAAAATGGCGATTTTAATCCTACTAATGTTACAGGCCCTTATTATGGTTTGCTAACACCGATGAAGAAGGTGCAGATAACTGCTACTCATCTTGGCATTACCTATCCTATATTCTCGGGTTTTATTACATCTTTTTCTAATCAGCAACCTAAAGATGCTACAGAGGTTGCATATACTACGATCTCCGCTGTAGATGCTATGCGCCTAGCGCAGAATGCACAGATAAGTACCGTTACAGGTGCAACAGCAGGTGATTTATCAGGCACACGCATTAACGAGATATTAGATCAGATTTCATGGCCAGCAACTGCACGTGATATAGATGCAGGACAGACAACATTACAAGCAGATCCTGGCACAGCACGTACATCACTAGGTGCTATGCAAACCGTAGCCGACTCCGAGTACGGTTCACTATTTGTTAATTTTGATGGTCAATTTGTATTCAAAGATCGTGCTACAGCAGTGTCTTCAATAGGTGGCACGCCTACAGTATTTGAAGATGCAGGTGCAGGCATTAGATATGCTAATGCAAAATGGCTATTAAACGATGATCTCATATTTAATTCAGCCACAGTAACTAGGACAGGTGGCACAGCACAAACAGCGACTAACGCAGCCAGTATTGCGAAGTATTTTATACACAGCTATAACCTGCAAGACCTACTTATGCAGACTGATGCAGTAGCCCTAGATTATGCAAGGGCCTATGTAGCTAGTAGGGCTGAAACTGCAATCCGATGCGATGCAATAGAGCTTGACCTTTACACGCCCAACTACGACACAGGCATAGTAGCCGCTTTAAGCCTAGAGTTTTTTGACCCTATCACAGTATCTACGACTCAGCCAGGCGGATCGCTGTTAGAGGATACTTTACAGATATTTGGCGTAGCCAACACCATCACACCTAACAGCTTTAAGGTGGTGTTTACAACGCTAGAACCTGTCATAGATGGGTTTATAATAGGCAACGTAGATTACGGTGTCATAGACGAAAGCGT